TTTATTATTTATAAAACTATGGACGCATGTTTAATAGATACATTTATTTATTTAAATAAAAATTCTATTTCCCATGAATTATGTGATGATTTAATAAAACTATTTGAAGAAGAAACAGATGGCAAATATGAAGGGATTACTCATGGTGGATTAAACAAAGATATTAAAGATACAACTGATTTTATCATTGCAAAAAAAAATGAAAAATGGAGTAAAATGTATGATTTTTTAGAAAAAGAATTAAAAACAAATATGAAAAAATATTATACTCAATTAAATAAATATGATGAACTGTCTGGATATTCAAATCATGGTCAAAAATCCAGTAAAAAATATAAAATATTAAATTATGAGAAATTTGATATTTCTACCTTTATGATGCAACGCTATAAAAAAAATACAGGCAGATATATTTATCATAACGATTTTTCCATAGATTATAAAAATTCAAAACATAGAGTTGTTACTTATTTATGGTATTTGAATACAGTGGAAAAAGGAGGTGAAACCGAATTTTGGGGGAATTATAAAATAAAACCAGAAAAGGGGAAATTACTTTTATTTCCTGCTTGTTGGACATTTCCTCATTGTGGTAAAATGCCTATTTCGGATAATAAATATATTATTACAGGATGGATTTATGTTCATTCGTAGTGATTTATTCTTTTGTTCTCTCTTCTTCCATTTTTTCAAAGTTTTTTATACTTTTGTTTTTTTTCTCCTTGTTTCTTTTTTTAGTTAATTTAAATTTTGATTTTGTCTTTGTTTTACTAGTGTCTGTTTTCTCTTTATTCGTAATTGAAAATTCTGTCCACGGTTGGGTAGGTCTATCTTTAATATAAGGTTCAAATTTCTGCCATTGTCTATGTTTTTTGAAGAAAATATCTTTTTTAAATGGAATTCCACATGAATTTCCATAACGACAAATAAGTGACATTTTTTTAGCCAAGTTTGTATCACATACAAATCCATCTACTACTCCATGCGGAGCAAACGGTTTCGGTCTTCCTGTTTCGGACATATATTCACGTGCATCTAAATCATAATGTGAACAAACTGTTCTAGAACAAGGATTATCTTCTTTTAATAAATAGACATCATAATGATCAGAAATAATTTTTTTGGCAATATCTATGTTGATTTTTCCTTTATATTCATCCATTAAATCATCTAATCTTACTTGTCTTGCTCCCTGATGTCTTCGCACGTCATAAAAACCCGAATTTTGCACTTCTAAATTGCGTATTCTCTCATCATAAGGCGCATTAAATCCGATAAAAAAACCATTTTTCGTTCTTTCTACATTATGATATTTCAAGCCTAATTCAATTCTTAGAATTTCATTTGTATTGGTGTCTCCGAACAACCAGGAATTTGCGTAATCCCCAGAATTTTCATGAAGCAAAATTTCAACATAATCATCTAATGTGTTACCATATTGCATGGCTTTTCGTATACGATAGCAAATTGGAAATTTCATTTCATAAGGCATAAATCCACCAATGGTAGTTTCTGTTCCAATGATTCCCTTGGATGTAACGAAAAAATCAGTTCCACTCCAAATCCAACAAGGAAATGTTTGCATAATGATACGGTGACCTTCTGATGGATTTATATCTAATATGATGTATGCGTATTGTCCATCAATGTAATCCACAAACGAATTATGTGCCACTACTATTTTTCCGTCTTCCGTCCAGTCGCCGACGGCCATAAAAGCACTACATTTATCTTTTTCACCGCCTCCTTCTTTTCCAATATGTGAATCAGATTTAAATGAATACCAAGAGGGGATAGAAAAATAAAAATTCCATGCAATAATTTCGTCCACATCAGTTTTACAACCATTTTTATTACATCCTTCCGCAATTCCTTCCATTTCTTCATAAAATTCTTCAAAATTTTCTTTGATCATTTCTTTGAAATCTTTTTTAATTTCTTTGATTAAATATTCCCATGTTTGTCCATAGGACTCCATAATAAAAAATTTTAACATGGTTTGTATTTCTTTAAAAGAGTCAGCACATAGGTATCCATAGGCATAACCTCGTTCTCTCGGTTTTCCTTTCACAGAAATATACGTCCATCCATTTTTTTCATAGGATAATCCATTTTCAATTTTCATTTTATATTTATTATATAATAAACATAAAATAAATTTGTTATTTTATCTAGATTTTACCTTTTATTTACTTACATTCTATTTATTTACATTCTATTTACTTACATTTTATTTATTTAACATAATTAATCCAATCATTACAAATAATAAAATAAATGGAAACAAAATTAAAAGCCATGAAATAGCAGTGTAACCATCTTTACATATTAAATTTAGGATCCATGTCCAGAAAAGAATATAAATTAACTTAACGGTAAAAATTAGTATGGTACTTGGGACTCTACATGAAAAATCTCCTACATGATAACTATCATTGTAACCTAAATTTTGGATTAAAGAAATTACAAAAGCAATCATGGAAATTACAAAATACAACATTGCAGGAGCACAAAGTTCCTTTAATTTTTTTGGAATTGCCATATAAAATAAGAGTAGAAAAAATATAATTTATATTGTTTAAGGAAGTGGTACCGATTTATGTGTCATTTGATCTTTCCAAGGCATAGGATTCACAGGAGACGCATGTCCACGAATTGCATTGTACGAACTCGCTGAATTAAATTGAAATTGTCTTCCTAAATTAATTAAATCTTGCGTAAAAAAATTACTTAATATTCCTCCTTTTTGTTTCCTGTTTCTTCTACTACTACCCTTTTTTGTTCTTCTTCTTCTTGATCCACCAAGGTATGTTCCTCCTAAAAATGGTGGAGACGCACCAACATCTATCATTTGTCTAGATACATCATATGGTGCATATGTATTATACCCTAAATGATTACGATTCATACTTACACCATCTACACCAGGCCATCCACTAACTTTTGGTGTCCATGCTTGACCCAATAATCCATCTGGATAGGGAAGTCCGCCATTGGTTACATTATTACTAGATCCACCACTCATTTTTGATTTACAAGAGGAACACGAACATCCGGATCTATGCTTTCCTCCCATTAGTCTAGCGCCACCCATTAGTCTAGCAGCTCCGCCACCCATTATCCCCGCATTATCAGTGCATCCTTTATCTGAAGAACAAGCATAAACACTATTAAAATTACTTGCAGCACTTGCTACACCTGGATTTAGTAATGATCCACCTTTATGCATTTTACTTCTACACGTACTACATTTGCATCCCATACGGTGTCTTCTGCCTCCCATTTGCAATTCACAACCGCAACTACCGCCTTTTAAAAAACTTGAACCCCCATTCTGAGGATTTGAGTTTAAAAAATTAAATCCACTCGGATCTGGACCTTTGGAAGGGTAAGCTCTAGCTATATCTACTTTTCCTCCTACTTTATTACAACTACTTGGATTATATGCTAAATTTGTATTAGGAACAGTTGGAACATTGGAAGAAGGGTAGGCTAAATTAACATCCGCAGAACCACCTAAATATATATTATTTTTTTTTGTTTTGGAACAACCTTTCATTCTATACATTTTTTGTTTGTTGGATCTTTTCATATTTTATTTATATATATACTTTAGAAATTTATTCAATGTCTACATGAGTAAGAAAATGTCTACGACAACACATTTTTTTCATATTTAATTCATCTAAAACCTCACCCTCTGGAGTTTTTTCATGAAATTCTTTTGTTAAATAAATTACTTTATCAATATCAATGGAAGTATCATTTCCTCGTTTTGCTAATTTTTTCTTACGAACTTCTTCTTTATAAAATCTATATTTATCCGCGATCACCATACCACAAGTAAAACATTTCACTGGAATAATCATATCTATACACTTAATAATATATTCTTATATATTTTTAAATTGAATTCAATTTTTTATTTTTTTATTGATAACATTGATATTATATCTTCTAGTAAACTCTACATTTCTTGCACTTGATATCCATTACTTGTTTTCACTTTTTTCGTCGTTTTTGCGCCTTTTTTATGAAATGAATCATGACAATCTTGACACAAGGTAAGCAAATTCGCCAAATTATTTTTATTAAATACATAACCATCACTTCCTCCTTTAATGACGCCATCCTTATCCGCATTTTTCTGATGTTGTAAATGATGCACTTCCGTTCCAATCTTTTTCTTACAAATTTCACAAAGACTCATGACCTTTTTAGCATTATAATGAGAAGTCTTGAGAGAAAGAATACTATTAGACTCTGGATGATACTTCATCCGTATCTCGTACGCAGCATCCAAAAAATCATCCGGCAAGCTCAACGACTTACATACTTCTAAACCATACATGCTGTTTCCTGGTCCATCTTTCAACTTCCGATCATAGATTAGCACATCCCTTTCTTTATTATAAAGGACTTCCATATGTTTCAAAACCACACTCTTCATATCACATATTTCGTCGTATGAGCATATCTCATGCAGATGTGTAGCAAATATAAAACTACTTTTACACTGATATAATTTCTGTATTCCCGCCACAAAAATACTTATTGCGCTTGTATTTTCAGTCCCAGAGCATAACTCGTCACCCAATATCAAACTATTTTGATCCGCTAGACGCAATATAGTTCTCAATTCCGACATCTCAACGGCAAACGTAGACAATCCTTTGAAAATATTATCGTTTCCTAAGATGCGAGAAAATATATAATTATATGGTTTAAATATGAATTCAGAAGAAGGAACAAAAAGTCCGGATTGCGCCATGATGAGAGAAATTCCTAGAGCCCGAATGAAACTCGTTTTTCCGACGGCATTTGTCCCATATAATAAAACTCCATCTACGATTCCATCCCCAATTTTCATGTCATTCGTCACATACAATTCATTCGTTTGTAAATGTTCAATCAGACAATGACGCAGATTTTTCACATTGATAAAGGATTTATCTGCTTCTACAATTTGCGGTTTGCAATAATTATTTTTTTTGGCAATGGATGATTTGGTAAAAATAATATCAATGGATGTAATAAATTGAATGATAGACTCTAGTTCATTTTGAAAAGATTCAAATTTTTCCACAAATTTATTATATACGATTGTTATAATATCTTTTAATAAAATCTTATTGGTTGATATATTTTTACATATTTGTTTAATTTCGTCATCTAAAATGCAGTTATTAGAAGCCGTTTGGTTCTTATATTCCAATTGTTTTTTGGATATTTCATATTCAAATTGTTTTTCATTTTTGTCATTTTTATCGCTTTTGTCACAAGTAGAATACTTTAAAATGATTTTTTGTTTTGTAGATGGTAATGAATCTTCTAGCAATTTACATCTCCGACTCGTACAAATAAGCGTAAAATTGTTTTTTTCTGTTTCATAAATTTTCACAAATTCAGAGGTTTTTCCTTTATCATTGATCATCGTATTGAAATAATTTTTAATTGCTTCTAATTTGTATTCAGAATCATTGAGTATTTCTATTTTTGCATCTAATTCATGGTCAATGCCTACCTTGATAAAATTGGTTTCAAAGTTTTGTGTACCATCTATTTCTTTGGCCAAATCTAGATTGAGGTTATTATGAATAAACTGTATGATATTCTCACAATAGGCGTCTATTTTTTTACTATTACTATTATTACTATTATTATTCTGTTGAAATAAATAATCTTTGATTACCTCATCCTTTTCAATCACTTTTTTATAAATTTCTTGAATGGTTAATATGTTATTATACAAATGAAAAAACGACTTGGGGCTTATTTTTTTTAAAAATACCTGTCTCTCCCATTTAGAAATATCTTTCATGGAAGACAAATTGGTTTTTAAAAATAAATGATAATCTTCTTCTTTTTGCATCAAATACTCTGTAATATTGTATTCACGTTGAAGATATTCTTTATTCGTAGTAGGATTTACAAGATTGTAAGCAAACTTGCGTTTTCCCATAGGCGTCAAACATTCATTTAACATTTTCAAAACGGAAGAATGTTTGCCATGATAATTACTATCATCAATCATATTTAATTGTTTTAATGTATGGTTTGCTAAAATAAGTCTGTCACTGCAGTTTTCAAAGATGGGTTCGGAGATTCGTTTTACTAATTGTGGATTATGTTGATACACAAAATCAAGTAAATAACAAAATGCTTGAGTGGCTAGATGATTCTCATAAAAGTTTTGAATAAATATATCCGAATCTGTGAGTTCATAGAATTTATGTAAAATTTCTTTTTGATAAATTTGTTTTTCACAATTTTTAGCGCGAATATAGTTTTTACTCTCTTTATTAGCTGCTACAGAAATATTAATTTTATGTATTGAACTGCTGGTAATATTCGCAAAATTGATAATATCATCAACTTCACCAGTCGGCAAATTGGAAATAAAAATGACTTCATTCGGATGATAGATTGAAATAAAACGCTCCAATTCATCATAGGTAGTTGGGTTTTTCAAGTAGGTTTCTTTAAATTGAAAAATACTCGTTTTCCCCGTATAAATATCTATGTTTGCGATTCCAACAAAAACATATTTGCCTTTGAATAATACTTTATTTTCAATCAAATCTACCCATATACAGGTTAGGTTATTCGTTAAGCGTGTAGGTTCCGATGAAAAATAAGTACCAGGACTGAAAATTCCGGCACAACTACGTGATGTATTTTTGGCTGCTTGATCTTGCGTATAAACTACCACCGTAAATCCAGCATCTTGCATTTTTCTTAGGTATTTCTCAATCATAATATCTTTAAATCCAGCCATTAATACATTATCTTTTCCCACACAAACATTTTTATCCACCATATTTAATTCACATGTCAGAGAGAAATCGTTGATTTTGCTTCCAGTAATTATATTGGTTTTTTTATCGCGAATTGCGTATACTTCAAAAAAAGAACCTACTTGCATTAACAAGAGTGTATTTTCTCCATATTCTTCTTGATATTTTTTTGTTAGTTCAAAATATTCTTTAACTAATGCCATGATTACTTATTAATAGTTAACTATTATTAATAAGAAATCTTTAGATCTTTTATATATATAAAAAACTTTATTTATATGAAATTGATAAAAACCATTTATAGTTATTTTAATGATTTTTTTTTATATCATTAATAAAATGTATCTATATGAATTTCGTAATATTCCTGAAGATTTTGATCCAACGCAATATATTGAAATAAATCCTGATTTATCCTATTTAACAAATGAGTTAGATATAAAACTACATTACGAAAATTATGGTTTTAAAGAAAATAGATTGTATAAGTTTCGCAATATTCCTGAAGACTTTGATCCAAAACAATATATTAAAATGAATTCGGATTTATCATTATTAAAATCAGATTATGATGCAAAAATACATTATGAAGTATGTGGACATAAACAAAACAGGCTATATAAATTTTGCAATATTCCTGAAGATTTTGATCCAACGCAATATATTGAAATAAACCCTGACTTATCCTATTTAACAAATGAATTAGATATAAAAATGCATTATGAAAATTATGGTTTTAAAGAAAATAGATTGTATAAGTTTCGTAATATTCCTGAAGATTTTGATCCAAAACAATATATTAAAATGAATTCGGATTTGTCATTATTAAAATCGGATTATGATGCAAAATTACATTATGAAGTATCTGGATACAAAGAAAACAAGCTATATAAGTTTCGTAATATTCCTGAAGACTTTGATCCAACACAATATATTGAAATGAATCCTGATTTAGCCTATTTAACAAATGAATTAGATATAAAATTGCATTATGAAGTATCTGGATACAAAGAAAACAAGCTATATAAATTTCGTAATATTCCTGAAGATTTTGATCCAAAACAATATGTTGAAATGAATCTTGATTTAGCCTATTTAACAAATGAATTAGATATAAAAATGCATTATGAAAATTATGGTTTTAAAGAAAATAGGTTGTATAAGTTTCGTAATATTCCTGAAGATTT